ATCACAAGCATCGCTCGCCTGCGCTTCGCTTGGCTCGCAAAACCAGCGTTGGGCGACAGGCAGGCGGTTGGCAAAGCGAGTGCGCGAGCGTGTGTCATAACGCAAGCGAGGAGCAGGGAGTGAGCGTTGGCGCAAGTGAAGCAGAGGCGTTTGCGTGATAGCTTGCGTGTAGAACTCAAGTGAAGTTGAACTTGACATCGAATGTCATATTATTCAGGGGAGTTAAAAATAGAAGATTTCATACACCATCATTTTATTTGAATTTCCTGTAAATGATATTCTTTGAGTATCAGATGGATTAGCATTAGAGAAGTCTAATCCTAAATAGCACTGTTCATTTAATCCATTTGCATTATCAAAAATTAACTTTTCATATTTATTAGGACTTCCAATTTTCCATAGTAGAAAATATTGGTTTGCAGCAGGTGAGGTGGATGATAAGCATTTAATGAACAATGATTTTCCGATAATTTCCGGAATTGCAAAATCTAACGTGACGTTTCCGCCATTATTAATTAAATAAGTTCCCGTATTTGTTATTCCAGTTGGTAAAGTAATTCTTGGGTCTAAAATTCCATCTTTATATAAATATGTTACATTGCTTGATGAATTAATAAGTGTGTTCATTTTCTCACCTCACATTACGTTATTTAAACGAATAGACAACCAGTCAAATACAAGAGAAGATGGATCTGTTTCTGTATATACATATAACAAATCGTTTGTAGTCTGTAATAGGATAGCACCGCCATATTCTGAATTAGGTGATAAACTACCTGTGGGAATGTAATTGGTAGTTACACCACTCCAATTTAAACTTGCACGGAATTTAAATTTTGCAAATGTTGAATCATTTACAAAATTAGAAATTGTTACATTTATTTTGTCTTGATTTAATTTTGAATTTGTATTAGCGATCTGTGTTTGAAAGTCTTGAGATATGATAGACTGAATAGCTTCACCGTTTGCACTTACTTGAGAAGTTAATGAAGTTAATGAAGTCTGAACACCACTAATATCTTCTGTATTTTTTGTTACGGTTGATTGTAAACTTGTAACAGTTGTAGATAAGCTTTCCACAGCAGTTTTTGCTTCATTAGCTGAATTCAATGCATTATCTGCTTTTGTACTCGCTTCTCCACCCGCTGTTTGAGCATTATAAATTCCAGTGTCAATTTTACCCATATCTGAATTGTAATCAGCTAACCATGCTGGTATGTCGTTGGCTGTAAATTGTGATAAATCATAATGCGTAGTCTTATTTGTTGAGCTCATTATATAACCCTCCTTTACATTGTTAATAATGATTTTCCATTAAAGTCATATTGGTATGCTGTTAACTTTTTATTGTCGTAAGTCTGAGCTGTTAATTTCAAAGCATCATATTGCTCAGCTGTTAATGCGTCACCTTTCATCAAGTTAACAATATTATTTAAGGTTGTTTGTAAGTCTGAAATTAATCCGGTCGTTGGGTCTATAACTTTAATATCTATTAATTGAGAATCAATATAATCTTTTAAATTTTGAACTTCTAATGAAATTCTTGAATTTAATGTGATTACTTCTGAAGTAATTCGATTATTAATCGTAAATACTTCTTGAGTTATTCTTGCATTTAATGATGAATTAAGCTGGTTTATTTTACTGATATAGTCAGCTTTTAAACTGTCTGCTGTTATGCCAATGAGATTTGTTAAATCAATATTTATTTTATCTGCATAAGCATAAACTTCCGTAATTTGTGAATCAACGTATTTTTTCAATAGTGCTATTTGTTCATCTGTGTATGACTTATAATCTTCAGCATATGAATTCATGGCGTCAATTAATTCATTAATTTTATAAACTAATTGTCCAACTTGTTCATAATAAGTAATTGAAGCATTATAAGTTAATGGTAGAGTGTTGATAAAATAGGGTATTTGTTTTTTAGGGATATTAAATTCATCAGCCATTTTTATTACGCGTTACTATTTTGTAAATAACAATAATTGTAATAATGATCATCATTGTTTCTTTCATAATAACTACCCCTTTCTATTTAAAGTATATCTCTCAAAATGTCTTGTGTCAAACTCTTAATTCTTAAATTTTCATACCGTATCGAACCAATTTCAAAAGCAAGGATTAATTGCTTAAGATGGAAACTCCTTCTTGCACTTTTGCATAAACTAATGTTTGGTTGTGCGTCGGCAGTCCTTACGCAATAATGAAAGGCACATGAAGGGTCTATAATTTCACTTGTATATAGAACTCCATTATAGTAATCCTTCCAAACTCCGCATTGTGAACCCTTATAATCAATCGTGAAAATATACTTAGCTGTTTGTGTTCTCTTTTCTATGAATTCTTCTTTTTCTGTTAGGCTTTTATTTTCAATTGCATAATTTGCATATTCAGTTCCTTCAATTAATTTTCCAAACCGTGTTTGTTTCATTTTTTGAATGTATTCAATGTTGCTATAATATTGAATTAAGATATCTCCTTTTCTTGTGAATTCTTTATTAAGATTCGGTTTCAATTTAAAATATTGAAAGTATGGATTGATAATTGAAATATTATTTCCCATGAATATTACACGCACATCATCACTCAAATTTCCTGTTCTTAATCGTTCAACTGTTGAATAGAATTCTAGGAAACTCATCACCTCGTTTGACATATAATGAATCGCAGATTTTGCTATTAAGAATTCATCGAATCCTATTTTATTAACGTTAGGATAAGGAACGGATTTTTTAGTGAGGGCAGTTGACAGTGCAACCGCCCAGCCTGCCACTTCATCGTCAATGAGGAATTCTTTTCCTCTTATTTTAAATTCATGATCAGGGAATTCATGTTGGATATCTGCAAAGAACTTGTTAACATCGATCAATTCTGTTTTATATCTTCTCAAATAGATGAATTGCTTTTTATTTTTAATAAAATCATTAATCGCCCATTGTTTAAATCCGTATGTTTTACCTCCGCCACGATTACCAATAATGAAGGTAAAAAGGGCATTGTATGAAAGTGTACGATTTAAGTTTAAATAAATGCCCATTATTTCACCCCCTTTTTAAAATAGTTTTTAAATCACTTTTGAAAAGTATTTTTTATTTGCAATAAAACTAGAATCTTTATCATCTGCGCCGAAGCCAATCATGTAATTAGTATCATCAGACCAAAGAATTTGTAATGGCTTTACGCATTCCACATAATGCCCCCACTCTTTTTCAAATTCGTTTTCTTCCTCTTCTGGAATTTCGGATTCCTTCCAGCCATTCAGCCCATGTTCTTTAATTAAAGAAGGATAATCAATATAAGCTTTACTCATATCAACCCGGCTGGCGATTCCGTTAACGCTTGCGCTGTTTGTGTATTGCCACATTCCACATTTGCGACTTGGCGCATTGGCGTTCCATCTAGCTAGCCATAAATCATACGGAGCAAGCATTGTCATATTTAATTTTGTTCTTGTCCAATCTAAGTTAGCATAAACCATTGCATAGAATCCAGCTTTTTCTAATTCTGAACATGTATAACGGCAAATTTCAGTATTCAGTGTAATGTTATTGAGTGTTCCCATTTTAGCTTTATAGCCGTCTGCGTCCTCCATATCAATGGCAACCGGAAGCAATGGCTTATAATCTTTAATTAAATTGATCAGTTCTTTTGCTTCTTCAACCATTTCAGAATAATTGCAGGCGTAGCTATAATGATAAAATCCATATGTAATATTCAATCTTTCGCATTCAGAAACATTTCGTTTAAACTGTTCATCTTCCCTGAAATGCCCCCAGCTTGACCGAATCATTACACCGTCAACTTTTCCGCTTGCTTTGACTTTATCAAAATCAATGATTCCATTATGTTTACTAATATCAATAATTTTCATATTAATTATCCCCTTCTATTTTTTCGCATAGCTTTGTTAACGCTAAAGTGTTATTATTAATTGCTTCTGTTACTTTTTCCATTTCCTGTCTGTGCTGTTCGTTCAGCTTCTCAACTTCTTCTCTGTGCTGATCTTCCCGGTTCATTGAATCTTTTCGATGAGATTCAGTGATGTGATAGACATACCACCCCATTAATCCGCACATTACAATGGGAAAGCCAAGTGTTGAAACAATCTGAATAATCTGATTTACATCCATGTTTTATTCCTCCATTCTAATATAATAACATGAATAACTCTTCACATTCATTATACACTAAGTTATCAATGTGAACAATGGATTCAGACACAATTTTGAATAATTCGGCTTGAGTTTTACCACTTGAATTTCCGATTTTTGAATTTTCATAATTTTCATTATTTGTAACTGTTTGATTTTGATTCGTGTTTGTTATATCGCCTACTGTTCCTTGCGTAATTTCAGTAACGTAATTATTACCATTTAAATCAACCATACTTTGAGGGGTATCGCTAAACAATGTTTTATTGTCACCTGATGTTTCACTATTCGAATTAGAATTAGAGTTACCATTATTTGTTCTATTGTATGTTTCTTTCATATTAAAAGTGTTTGTTAAATCGTTTACTTTTTCAGCTTCTAAATATAGCTTATTATACATTGGCATTATAATATTTAATTTATCTTCAAGTTTCATTTTCCATAAACCAATTGTTTCAAAACCGATTTCACGCATGTAAAAATGTTTTATAAATCGTTTTTCCCATTCAATCAATCCATCTTTATTATAAAACGGAAATGTAAAATCAAATATTGTGGGTAACGCAATATCGATTTTTTGATTAACCGTCATATTCCAAAATTCAGGATTATTCTGACTTGGAATTTCTACAATTGTTTTTAATTGGATTGTATAATTCGCCATTATTACACCTCACTTTCATTTTCATCATAGTCAGAATCAAGTTCTAATATTTCAGCTTCTTCTTTTCTTTCGTTTAACACTTCTTTATAAGGCTTTCTAAAGTCGACTGAAATATTTAGTCCAAACATTTCATTAATCTGATCACATGCCTGTTGTCTTGCATTCAGCATGACGAAACGCATAGCTTCCACATCGTCGCTTCCGTCTGCCTCTTCTGCAACCAATCTTTCACGCTTTTCTGCACCGTTGTTTTTAACTCCAAGAAATGTCATAGCTTCATTCCATATTCTGCGCTTTTGCATTTCTAACTTATCAGCGACAAAAGGCGCTTTCATATCTAATAATTTTACACTATTTTCAATGTCAATGCTTTTGTTTGCAATGATAGCAGGTTCAAAATCTTCAACTTTCTTCGCCATATTTTCAATAGATAATCTTGTGTTATCGTCAGTAACATAAACGTAAGGCGTTTTCTGTGCATTTACATTAATATCAATTGTTCTTTCTAAACGTGCTAAACGTTCGGCAAATTGGATAATAATCCATTCTGTATTCGTTCTTGTAAAATTATTCCAGATAAGAACTGAATCATCAATCGTATATTCAGGAAAGACAATTCCAGATGGCGTAATTGGTCTATACAATGTTGGAGTTCTATAAACATTTAAGCGTCCGCCAATTGAGCAGTTAAGTGTCAGGAATCCTAATTCATCATCAAAAAAGAATAGACAATATCCGAATTCAAACAGACATAATTCTAACCATCGGACATCTACTGATCTAGGAAGGTTTTTCCACTCAAACATATTTAATGCAATGTTTTTTAATCGTTCATAATAATTCATAAATGAGCGACTATTCATGATCATGCTTTTTGGAGTTTTCATTTTTAAATTAACACTCGAATTATAGGCATTTTCATATTGAATACCAGATTGTTTTTTACTCATACTATATTATTACTCCTTCCATAATCCCCGATATAATCACCATGCCATAAGGTAACGCCGGAATTAAACATGGATTTAATTTGTTCCATGTAATTGGATGCTACATTTCCAGCGATTGAAATGTTAATTGTTTTAACATAATTCCATGATTCACGTGAGTTTGTTTCAGGAACTTTCAGTGTATTCACTTTGTAACCAAACATTGTAAAATAGTTGTCAATAATCTGACCATATTCTGGTCGCACCGATTTACAATAGGAATAAAACCCCAGCATTCTTGAAACCGCTGAAATATCGCCAGCATTAGCGCTTCCAACCATTTGATCAGGAATAATGGAATGTGTATATTGTTCTGCAAGTAATCCAGCGATATCATTTGCAGCTGAAGCCAAACCACCAATTGCACCAGTTACCAAACTCCCCGCTGTTTTAATAACGGCTTTTGTCGTTCCAATGGCAATGTTTGCCTTATTCTGAGCCAGCCAATTCTGATAGTAATTATTCACCCATGCACAAACTGGCCAGTCTTTCAATGTCATCATATTTTCAAGATTAACTCGTTCCCCTGCATAATTATTCGGCGTGGCACTGACTTGCATATTCACTCCAAAGCCACCCCGGATGGTTGCCGTTGGCGCACCGCTGAATAGTTCATACTGCATTTCAATTCCCTGACCCATGCATTCGGCAACAAGACAACAATACGGATAACAATACATTTTGTTATTTTTTGGTGTAAAGCTTAGACTTCTGCTTGCCATGTTCCACGTTTCAACACGCACCCCTTCTTGTGTACTTACAAAATTTGATGGTGCTGTAAATACCGCTACAATTGCGTCCATCTTTCCTGCTTGTGCATAACTATTAATAATTTCTTTTAATGCAGTTACTGTAAATCCATCCACACTTCCTAAGCTCGTCCAATAAACCGGAACAGGAAATCCGCCAACGATTGCGGGCTCATTCCAGTATGGCTGATCTAGACTCTCCGTTGCCATAATATAAATATTTAATGGCCCAGCTGGTGAGTGGCTTTCAGTCGTTGCAATATATGGCCCTGTTTCTAATCCTTCAGGCAAAGTGTGCTTTCCAACTGTATCATCTGCAACATGTTCTCTTTCTACAAAAGACGTTAATAATTGAATGTCAAATTGAAAAGTCTGATAAGCGTCTATGTCAAAGTAAACCCATGCAGAATTAGAATTCATATATTCAACATTCGTAACGAATCCGTAATACCATTTATTTCCATAATCTGCATTCTGAAACATCACATAATTGATATCAATTAAATTTTCAACATTTTCGGGAACTGCGATTCTTCTGTCTTTTCTCTGATAAGTTAAATTGTTGAATTGCTTTACAGTCTTCCCTGCGAAGAAATTCATTTGCGCCTCGGCATTGGCGAATGTCATTTGATTTTTATTATCAGGAAAAAGCGGTACGCCATGCAGAAGGCGCACCGCTGTTAGTGCTGTAAATGCCATTTTTGATAAATTAAGCTGAAGCAACTGTGACGGTTGCCGTTCCCGTCTTTGTAGAATCGTATGCGCTCGTTGCCGTTACGGTGATGGTCGTTGCCGTTTCATTTTCATTGATCACTAATAATCCATTGTTATCAATTGTAGTGCCTGCGTCTGCACTTCCTGAAATACTCCATTCAACTCTTTCACTTGCCCCACCTGTCGCAACAACTGAAGCACTGAACTGCTGCGTCTTTCCTTTAGCAACCGTTGCCGTTGCCGGATCGACGGTTACGCTGGGAATGGCTGGCGTTGCCGTAGTGAAAGCAATTGCGTTGGCAAACTGCGAAGTGCTGAAAATACCCTGATGATGGAAAAAGTAATTCCAATACAGATGAAGCGCATTGTACTGTTCAGTAAATGTGTAGAATGTATCAAAACACATAAACCAATCACGATCAACCATAAGCATTAATACGCCTTCGTTTTCCAAACCGCCTAAGTCATCAACGATAACGACACGATTTAAAAAATCAGCTTTATCCATATTAAACGCATAAGCCAATACTTCAACCGACAGAATGGCTTCCGTGGCAGGTGTCATAATCAAAATCTGATCTTCTAATGGCGTGTGAGTATAAACACCCTGCGCATTGTATTTATTGGATAAGAAAGTTAATGAAGTCGCCCATGCACGAACTGTCTTCGCAATCGTCTTCGCCGAAGCCTCATCTGTCGGCGCAGTAACCTGAACCGGATAGAATAAGCCTTTAGAATAATACTGATTCATCAGTTCCTTCATGATTAAGAATTCATCATAATTATCAGAAGTATACATCGAATCAACAATACGAGCGATTAAGTCTTCAATACCACGATAGCTTAAGAAAGCTGTACGAAGCATATCATTGTTAATCGTCTGCGTGTAAACGACCTGCATATTACGACGATGGAAGATTGCTTTAACGTCCGGGGTATGAACCTCAAACACATCCCCCGGATTATTCTGTGGTGGTGCTACCGTGTACTGTTGAGCCTTTGCAATGTTAACAAAAATTTCTTCAATTGAATCGCCAAAATTCAACATACCTCGTTTGAAGGGCGCAAGTGGATTCATCCATAACTTATTCTGAATGACAACTAAGCCGATTCTATTCACTAAATTATGAAGAAATTCGTTCTGTGCTGGCTGATAATTCATCATGGCATTGCCATATTCCGCAATATTCTCCTGCGTTAAAACTGGAATGCGTGCCTGATAATCTGCTGAAGCTGTTGCACGAATGCTGTTCGCTACATCTAAAACGGTAACATTTGACGAAATACCCGGTAAATCAAAACTATTAATTGTTGCTTTTGGCATTATTCTTCATCCTCTCTTTCTCGATCTTTTTTACGATCTGACTTTTCAAATAAATTTTTCCATTCCACATTATCTTCTACATCATCATTACGAATATCATCACGTTGTTCTTTCAAAGCGTCATCTGTTCCACGCAAGAACATAGTCGTGTATTTTTCACGCAATGTTTCATAACGTCCTTTCCATGTTTCGCCAGCTTCTGTTAATCGCTCGATATCCTCACGATATCCATCTCTTTCACGCGTTCGATCGTTGATTTCACGTTCCATTTCTTCATCATCACCACGTAAACGATCAACCATTGATCCTAATACTGTTACATCATCGCCTGATTTCAGAATGTTCTCATAAATACTCATTCGTTCGTCTCTTGTCATTCTTGGCATATTATCGCCCCTTTCCTATCCTTATTATAATCTGACTTATAAAATTAAGCAAGAACAAAATATCACAAGCAACATGATAAATATCATCATACCACTCACTGTTTCTGTCTTTGTGAATTTCATCCAGATAAATAAACTTAACATTGTAATTAAAACTGAAATCAAAAATACGTAAATAATCATTTTCTTATCCTCCTAATAATTTAATTTCATGCCATTCTTAACTCGCATTTTACCATTGACTTTTAATTGTATAACGTCTGTAATATTATACTCGTTTGTATAATGCTTCCCATCAGATAATGTAAAGTAAAATTTTACACGATCTTTAAACACTCGAACATTCTGAACTTCTAAGTCATACCAGTGAGCCTGACCGTAAATGTCAGTTAACATTTTTACTTTCATTCTAACCACCCATCATAATCGGAATTAACTAGTCTAAATTTCATTTTTCTCACCTCAATTTATATGGACTTTCTACAAGGACTATTCCGCCTTGAACATGTTTCGGCATTAATCTGCCGTCTGCTTTTTCGAAACCAACATGAAAATTTTCCCATGTTACCAACTTTTTCAAACTGTCTGGCATACCTGCACATTTTACATTCAATTTTCCATCTATTTCTTCAATGTATGTCTTTTGTCTAATAAACCTCGCTCGTGTAAAATGACTTTCTAATTTCCAGTAATTTAATTTCTTATCATCAACTTCAATATCAGGAATATCTGTTCCTGTAATGTGAATTGAATCCGTATCAGCGTAACAGAAACGATCATAAACCGATTGAGCTGTACGAATAATTTTATCCCTAGCCCATGCGGTTATAAATACGCCAAGCGGTGTATACTCTGGTTCTCTTGTTTCTGGCTCACCTAATTCATAACGAACAATTCCGTTTTCCAAGTAAGGAATTTTCCCTGTGACATCCGGTCTTGTCGCAAACTTTCCATAAAGAGAATTCAGCATAAGCTTCGCTAATTGTTTAATTGCGCCTTCGCTTGTCATTTTAATATTCATCCAGTAATCAATGTATTGATCAAATACGCCTTGACATGCTTTGAATTTATAACCATCAATATATTCAATTCCACCGATGATATCATAATGTTCTAAAAATAATTTTAAATCAACATTCGTTAACACCATCTGCACAACTTCCTTACTGTCTTCAATATACTCATTCATCGCAAACATTAAATTCTTTTTCAATTGAATTGTGGGTAAATGATTCGGCTTAATCTTAAATCTGCATTCAATCTTTTGAATATACAATGGATATAATTCATCTTCTTGATATTTCCCTGTAAAATATTCAGGTCTTCCATACGGTAACATTCGATGAACCATCATGGAAGGATACATAGAATTCATATCATAAACAAGTCCTTCGCCTAAATCTTTATCAACAATTTTTGGATTGCAATATGTCCATCCACCCCGATATGCTAATCGAATTGAACTATCCATTTCTAAATCTAATACCGGAAATAATTGCCTGTACTTTTTCTTTCCAATTAACTCTTTAAAATAATTTAAAGCGTCTGCGCCGTTTGTCATTTTGGTTAACCCTTGATCGAGCTGAACCGCTAAAGCCTGCGATACAATACAGACATCGTTACGAATATAATCAATTTCTTGTTGTGTAAGTTCATGACCTATTTCACGATATTCATTGTAATCAATTTCCAGCTTTGACATTTCAAGATGAAATGCTTTAGCAATATTAGCAACACTGAAGGGTAATTTCTTTAAACTGTCGTAGATAATAACTTTGTTTACACCTTTCTTGCGTCTTTTGTATACAATTTCTATTGAATAAAACTGACCCATTCTTGATATCAAAGTTGAAAACTCTTTTTCCTCCGGCTTCTTTGAATGTTTAAATCCATGATTTAATAGCCAATGAATAATGAATTCACCATCAAATTTCAAATTGTGGAAATAATAGATTGCCTGATTCTTTTCTATAAATTCCATGAAATCATCAAGACTATTACCATAATGAAAGTTATTAATATTTCCTACTTCGGCAATCGCATAAGCCCAAACGCGACAATCATCAGGATTCGTTATTGTTTCAAAATCAGCACAATAGCGAAGCATATGCTAAGCTCCAAAAATCATGTTTAAATATCCTAATTTACTATCAACTTCTATTTGATCATCATAGTTGAAATCAAAATCTACAATATCCTCTGTTAAATATAATTGTTCAAATTCTTCCGGTGACATTTCATTCACCTTATCAATAATAGCATTAGCATTAGAACCAAAAACATTTTGAAGAGATTTTATATAGTTATTCTTGAACAAATTCTGTGTTTCTAATTCATATTCATCACGTGCCCTGTTCGCTGCTTTTTCTGCATAATTCTCAACATCTTGAGCTGTTTGCAAAGTTTGCCATCGCTTTTTGAAATCCATATCCCTCAAATAATCATAGCGAGGGTCTAACATTAAACGACGATCAATAACTCTTGTATCCGTTTTCTTTCCTCTGGATGTAAATGTTTTCTTATCAATCTTATTTAATTTGCGCTTATTGCGACGATTGATTTTTTCTACATCCTTTTTAATCTGCTCATATTCTTCACGACGTAATACAACGCCATGGGGGTTTTTAACATATCGGAAATTACGACGATCAATAAATTTCTTTGATTGCTTTACAAACTCATTGTATTCTTTTCGACTTCCAAACTCTTTAATGGGCTTTGTCTTAATTTGAAGTTCAACGCCGAATTCCTTTTTAATTCTGCTTTTCTTATTCGATATAGATTTATTTAATCGCCTTACTTCTGCCTGTTGTTTGGCAGTTAACTTAAACTCTTTCGCCATAATCTTTTTTTCCTTTCCTTGATTAAAGCAAAAGCCCGCCGAAGCGGGCTATATTTTAAAGTTTACTTTCGTCTACTTCCAAAATCAATTTTCGCCCTTTACCTGCCTTAATCCGCTGTGGAATAACTGGTAACGGTTCATCCCAACTTGAAGGAAGACCGAAGATTCCGAAAATCTTATTCAAGGATTCAACAACACCCTTTGAAATGCAAGCGTAACGATTGCCTTCTGAATCAATCAGAATTGTTCGTGTTACGTTATTCATTTCTCCAGTTTCTTCATTCTGCATAGATACGCCGTGGCAAACAACATTAACGAGGTTAATTGTCTTACCAATATAATCGGATACACCTTTCGATTCCGGCGCATTGATCGCATTGAGCGCCTGCGCCCGATCTTTACGGCTTGAACCGTTCAATGTTGTATAAACATAACCTACCTCACACTCAGAAGCCTTAATTAATTCATTCATTATTTCGTTTCCTCACTTTCTGTTTCCTCAACTAACGTAGCTACTTCCATGAATTGCTCAACGGACAGCTGATACTTATGATCTTCATATTTGATATCCGATACGATGAACTGTGCGTTCTTATCTAAATCCAACACATCAATTACATGCTTACGCATTTTAGATAAGCTTACTACGCCATACATAACACATTGTACCGTATCAATAATTTCACCTCCTGCATTAATAATTTCTGCCTTAAAATTTGTCGTTGTGATAGTTCTTGTAATCATTTTTGACATTGTTTCATGTCCTCTCTTTCTGGCTTTTCTAGCCTACGCCATTTCTGGCGTTTCGTCTTAATTTGCAAAGACTCATCAGGGCTATTACATTCCACTTATCTTTAAACCTTGCTTAATTAAATCTAATTCTTTTAACTTTCCATTTAAATCTTTTAACATTATGTTTTTAGCTTCTCCAACATTCATTAATGATTCTACGATCTCAATTTGTGCGCTAACTCCTAAAATGGCAAATTCAATAATTTCATTTGTTTTCATTAATAATACCTCTTGTCTTTCTATAAATATTATATCATAAAACAAGCAATTTGTTTCATCAATAATTTTTTTCGTTCTCTATTTTATCTAGTTATGATAACTAAATAATCTCATGTCTTGACAAAAATTTTAATATCATGTATATTTATATTGTAGACGGATAGTTAATGAAAATTGTGAGTCATAGTGAGCTAACGGTTTGCGCCGTCATTATGAATATTGGGTTAGCACCTCGCATTTCAACTATTTCTAATCTACAACTTATTTAAAAGAAAGCTGTGATTACAATTCACAGCTTTCGCATTTCTTTGAAGATATCTACTAATTCACTTGATGAATACGGTGGCTTTCTAAATACTAAATAAAATATTTCACTCCATTCTCCCGCTTTTTCAGACTTTGACCTCTTAATCTTAATGTTTCCACCTTCTTCATTAAACGTAACTATCAATTCTTCAACCGTTGAACCGATTAATTTCCAGCCGTTTCTATCCCATACATAAGTTCTCACTTCTCGATCTGAAAACTTTTTAGCGCAAGGCCTAGCCATGAATAATCACCGTCCTTAACGTGTCCTCTAAACGATAGCTATAATGACGATTTGACCTAATCATCAAATATATCCAACCTTCAATATAATTGTAACGTAAAACTTCTCCCTGAATCACTGCGCCATTTTTCATGTTTACTTTAATTTTCATTGTCTTACACCTCCCCTAAATAATATCTGTAATATTTCCATCTTCATCAAACCAAACAGAAGTAGTGAATGTTTCCACGTCTTCATCTTCAACACGAATAACAGAACAGCAATTAACATAAAATCCATTTACTCTGCTTCTGTCTGTATAACAAGTTGTGTTCTTTACCTCGAATTTGTAACCAATGAATTCTTTGTTAATTTCTTGTTCGTGAATTCTAATTGCAGCTGTGATTAAGTCTAATGTGTTTGTTTTCATTTTATATCCTCCTATATAAGGTCTATAATAGTTCCGTGTTCATCAAACCATAAAGTAGTTGTAACTGTTTCAATATCTTCTCCATTAACTCTAATAACAGAAAAACAATTAACGCAATAATTCCCTGAATATCCTTTTTCAATATAATAATTTATGCTTTTTATATCCAATAAATACTCATTAAATTTATTACTTATTTCTTTTTCATGAATTTTAACAGCAGTTGTGATTAAATCTAATGTTTTTAATTTCATTGTTATAACCTCCATCTTTCTATAAATATTATATCACAAAAAGTTCTATTTGAATCATCATTAATTTTTTTCGTTATCTAAATCATCTAGTTATGATAACTAGCTGGTTTGTGCATGTCTGAACTTTCACAAATAGACCTCTATTTTTAACTCCCCTGAATAATATGACATTCGCTGTC